TTTTATGATCTCGACTGGGGCTGGAGCCTCTACGACTTTATCCGGTCGGAGGATGATGGCCTGACCCGGCTGGAGATTGCGCAGCGGGCACGGACCGGCCTGCAGAGCCGTGCCGCCATCGCCCCGGATTCGATTGAAGTCAGCGTCGACTACAGTAACGATGCGTTCCTGCTTCACTGCTCCTTCCGGTTTACGGACGAGACGGAGACCAGGGACCTCACCATCATAATTGATTCTATCAGCGTGGAGGTGGTTAGCAGTGGCAATTGATTCCAGCATTCTGGATCAGATTCTTCCGGTACCGGAGATTGACGATCTGATGGAAGAAGCCAAGACGGAGCTTCAGGCAAAAGGCTTTGCGATCACGAACTTCAACTCGGGCGGCGTGTTCTACACACTCCTGATGATCGCCTTCCGGATTCGGATTGAGCTTGTGCAGCTTCTTCGGAGCGTCCTCAGCAATATGTTTGTTTCCAGCGCTGCGGGCGTATGGCTGGAGCTGAAGGCGGCGGACTTCTCCAAGAAGCGGAAGGCAGCGGTCAAAACGCAGGGGCGTGTGTCCCTGAGCCGTGCCGCAGACGGTGCGGCCATTACGATTCCGGCAGGGAGCGTTTTTAAAACGGAGAAGGATATCAACGGCACGGAGCTGCGCTTCTTCGTCACTGCGAACACGGTCCTGCAGCAAGGCTCCCTCAGTGTGGATGTTCCGGTAGAAGCCGAGAAAGAGGGCGTTCTCTACAATGTTGCCGCAGGCAAGATTACAAAGAGCCTGACCCATCTCAGCGGCATTGACGCCATTACCAATGGTACAGGCTGGATCACGCGGGAAGGCAGTGACATTGAGGATGATGAGTCTCTGCGGGAGCGGCTACTCAATGCCTGGGCGGACGTGGCCACGATGCCGATTGCACAGAAATACAAGAACGTCTGCGAGGCTGTCTCCGGCGTGCTCTTTGTCCGGGTGAATGACCAGCATCCCCGAGGCCAAGGTACCATTGACATCATCGTAACCTCCACGGTGGGCGCTGCTACTGAGGAGCTGCTGTCGCTGGTTTCGGCGGCTGCGGAGGAAATCCGAGCGCCTTATGATGATGTGCTGGTGAAGAGCTCCACCATTTCCTCCGCCGATATCAGCGTGACAGTATCTGTGACAGCGGGAACCAACACGGACGGGCTGGTTGATCGGGTTACAGCGACGATCCAGTCCATTATGAAAATTTCCAAGGACCGGAATTTGAACGAGCTGCTGCAGTCCGATTTGATCTATGCGATTCGGCGGGACATCACATCTATTGTGAATGTCAAGGTGACGGCCCCGGCGGACGATCTGATTCTTGCCACCGACATTGTGATCGTTCCCGGAACCATCACCGTCACGATACAGGAGGTATAGGATGGCCAGCAATTTCGGCGACTATATGCACGCCCTGTTGTTTGCTCCGCTGAGGAAGGTCCAAAAGAGCATCAACCAGTGGGCCATCTTTTTCAGCGTGATCGGGAAGCTCTTTGACGCTACCAAGCAGGATGTTTTCCGCGTCCGGTCTGAGTCGATGATTGCCAGCGCCAGGGAACCCGTGTTAGAGATGCATGGTCTTGACCGGGGCATGGTTCGCCTGAAGGGCGAGATGGTCAATAACTACCGCATACGGTTGGCCATGAAATCTATTATTGCCTCTGAGGCGGGGACCAATAAGGCAATTCTCTATGTTGCAAAGGCGTTTGGATATGACAATGTTTCAATTGAGCGGAACCCGAACCCGGAAAAGTGGGCAGAGGCCACAGTGCAGTTCATCGGTGGAAAGATCGTGCTTGACGATCAGACACTGCTCCTGAAGGAGCTCAACAAGATTAAGCCCGCCGGTGCTCTGCTTACGGTTTCAAAGGAGCAGCGATATTCCGCAGCGGTCTATCAGGGCGCGGTCCGGGTGATCGGGCGGCAAATGACAATCAGGCAGGTGTGACAATATGGCATTTACAAACTTAAAACTCACGACGTTCGGACAGAATCTGGACGCGAAGTGCAAGCTGGGGAAGGGCCTCCACCTCTCACGGGTGGTCATCGGTGACGGCCTGCTGGGGAACGGCTCCATGGTGAACCGTACCGCCCTGGTCAGTGAGCGGTATTCAATGCTCGTGGATGCAAAACAATTGACAGAAGCAGGCGCGGTAGCGGCCATTGTTTCCACGCTGGACAACAGCGACTTTACGGAGGGTTTTCCGTACAGAGAGCTGGGCTTGATGGGTGTGGACCCGGACACCAGCCAGGAGGGGCTTTATCTCTATGATAATGCCGGAGAAGAATGCGAGTTTCTGGATACGCGGGCAAACGGCGTTGTGATCTATGAGCGGCTAAAGCTGCTGATTAAAACGCAGGACGCCGCCAGCATCACGTTTGACCCGTCCGGCAATCCCCTCTATATCGGCGTTGATGATCCGGTAAGTAACAATACCGTTACCTTTACCCAAGCTGCGGAACGCACGAATATTCAGTCCGGGGAAACGCTGGCGGTGTTGTTTGGCAAAGCAAAGAAATGGTTTGCAAGTCTCGGCAGCGCGGCATTTACGGAAAGCTCCTCTTATGCTGCGAGGCTCCATGCTTCGAGCCACGCCCCTGGAGGCAGCGACCCGTTGACACCGGCGCAGATCGGGGCGGACCCCTCCGGCAGCGCGGCGGCGGTACAGGCTAACCTCGCGGCCCACGCGGGGCGCACGGACAACCCCCACGGGGTAACGCGCGGGCAGATCGGCGCGGCGGCGACTACTACCCTGACGGCCACCGTGCCGGTGGCGTGGACGGCATCCGGGGATTTCTTTTACCAAAACGTGTCCGTGCCGGGGATGCTGGCCAGCGATAACCCGGTTGCGGATATCCTGATGGGGAGCGATAATGCCGCTAACAAGCTCTACGCCGAGGCATGGGGCAAGGTGCTGCGGGCGACGACCTATGACGGCGGCGTGCAAATCTGGTGCACGGAAGCGCCCACGGTGGCGTTTCCTGTGCAGTTTAAGGTGGTGCGGTGATGGGAGAGGCATTGGTATCCCGCAGAAGCGGGGAAAGTTCCAAAGGATTTACAGCTAATAATTCAAGCGACTACACTAGATTTTCGGGTCCTGCGACTTTACCAATCAATAGTGATTGGTACACGTTAGCAACTATTTCTGCAATCGGCATCAAAAGAATCGTAGCTATTCTGAATGAAGCGTACAACGGACTTCCAAATAATTACGACATTATCCTTACACATGCGGGGGAAGAAATCTCAATGGCTCTCTCTACAAGCAATGGAGTTCAAGGAATCATGCTTGGCCGGTTAGTAAAAAGTGGAAACGATATTTTGTTGCAGGTCAAACAAACCAATGGAACTGTCAGCCCTATTAAGGTTTATTGGTTTTGGGCAACTGGAATGTAAGGAGGAACAGTCCATGACAAGAAAACATAAGTCCGCGTACGTGTACACACACACACACACACACACACACACACACACACACAATTAGTTTTGTCTGCCTGTTGCGAACATCTCCGCAGAGGTGCTTGCAATGGGTGAGTGCATTATTGCCAGACGGGGCGGAGGAAGTTCAAATATTATAGAATTGAAAGCCTCGGCGAATACAGGTGGTCAATTTGGTGTTAGATTTTCTGTTCCTATAAGTAATATTCCCCCACAGTCCTCTGACCTTAGATTTAGGGTAATTACGATTCCCTCATACGGGAATTGGGTTTGCGCCGACGTTTATCAGGTTGAAAGCAACAGTAGCTATCATGCTGACGGATTTATTACCTCACCAGGAAATACAAAATATCCAGTAAGTAGTAGTGGCACTGTGAATGGTGATACTGTTACTTTTTATTTCACAAGTTCCTATATTGGCCCCACTCCAACGTCTGAGGTACGGGCTTGCTATGGATTTCTTGCATAACTGAATTTATTAAAAAATTTCGGGAGAGCAACTATGTACATCACAACCAAAACCAACAATCACCACACCGTGCTCGACCAGAGCATCAGCCCCGGCGAGGTGCGCTACACCTTGGATGAGGCCCCGGAGGAGCTGGGAGCAACGGTATCACTCTATACGGCAGACGGCGGTATGTGCCTACGGACGGATACGGTGGCAGACTACCTGCACCCGCGTATCCGGGGCAACACCGTGATTCTTTCCAACACGCCGGAGCCGATTCCGGCATCTCCCACGGCGGCGGAAATTAAGGCAGAGCGCAGCGCGGCTATTAAAGTCGCCTGTGCCGAGGCCATCACTGGGGGCTTCGACGCGGACGTGCTGGGGCGAGGGCCTCTGCACTACACGCTGACGGAGATACAGCAGCGAGACTTGCAGACCCAGTATGCAGCAGTGCAGGCCGGAGCCACGGAGGCCCTTTGGCATGACGGTAGCCGGGTGACGCACGAGGTCTACACGGCAACGCAATTCATGGAGCTGTTTCAGCTTGGCTATGCCTACATCATCTCCTGCAAAATCCGATCTGACTGGTTGGAACAGCTGGCCCACGATCTGGCCGATGCGGACAAGCTCACCGAGGCCGCTGCGGTGGATTGGAGTACGGCATTGCCCGAGGACTACCAGACGCAGTGTGACGAGCAGATTGTTGCCATGCTGGGGAGAAGTGCTGATGATGAGACTGCATAACGCGCTCAAATCCGTGGTTCTCTGGCTGTTTGGCGGGGCGGTATACTTTCTTGTGGAGGTGGTCTTCAAGACCGTTACCGGCCATGCACAGTCCATCAACTGGACGATGCTGATTCTGGCAGCAATCATCTGCATTCCGCTTGACCGAGCCAATGAGATGATGAGTTGGGATACACCGCTATGGCGGCAAGCCATCACCGGGGGCCTGTGCATTACGGCGGCGGAGTTGGGTGCGGGCATTATTCTGAACTGCTGGCTTGAGCTGGGTATCTGGGACTACTCCCACTGCTGGGGCAACCTATGGGGGCAAATATGCCCTAAGTGGACGCTGATCTGGTGTATCGTAGCCGGGGCTGGGATTGTCGTATTTGACTGGCTCCGGTGGATTCTGTGGCCGGGGGAAGAACGCAAGCCACACTATATTTTAATCTGAAGGTGTACTTATGAGTAAATTTGTTACGGAGGCCCTCTCAAATCACGACTACCGTTTTGAAATCTTTGTCAATACAGAGAAGCTGACTTGGCAGCAAATTAAGGCTTCAAAAAATTGTGCACGGATCATAAACCTTGGCTATTTCGACCTCAAAAAATTTATCCCGAATGAGGGACTGATTGTGGATGGTCGGACATTGCTGGTACCCAGATATCAGGACTGGGGCGTGACCATTGATGCAGATGGGAATTTGGGCCGAGATGTGCCCGCCAGTGCAGCCGGGAAGCTGAATTATTGTCCGGCAGTTCCCCCTATGCTGAAAAATGGAGCCAAAGCCGCAGCCGCACAGTCTTTCGCACGGAATGGCACAACGATGGTTGGATTCAAAAAGGATGGAACCCCGGTATGGCTGCTCTGTCAGAAAGTCTTCGGAGCAACATCGACGGAAGCTGTCAAGGCGCTTACTGACCTCGGCTGTGTGGATATCCTTCGTTATGATGGAAGCTGGAGCACACAAGGATATCTAGCAGATCGTGCTGTGCAGCCTCTTCAGCGCATAATTGTGTACACGCTGCTCTTGGCGTACTATCGAAATCCATACTATCAGCGCACCGTGACAGCCAGCGCTCTGAATGTCCGTTCTGCTCCGGGCGGCGCGATTGTGGACAGCCTGAAGCGCAATACCGTAGTCACAGTTCTGGAGGTTCGGGGAGCTTGGGTAAGAGTTGGAACCGACCGTTGGGTTAACTCTTCTTACTTGAAAGCATAA